CGGAGCAACCGCAGGCTGGTTAGGCGCGATCTCCGCGATCGAAATCGAGCCGTTGATAATGTCAGTCAGCAGTGCGGTCGCCCAGGTCCTAAGCGTCAGACCATAACTCGCAGCTCGCTGGTCCGACACAACTTCGGAGTACTGCCTATCGTATACCCAGCCGGCATACATCATCGACATTGCCTGCTGGACAACTTCAGGCGTAGTAGTAGCGTCAACCCAAAGTGGAACGAACTGGGCGTAGGTCTCGGTGAGTCTCCCGAGGATCTCTCCCGAGACCTGCGCTTCCAGTCCTGCGTCTAGAGAGGTCACGCTCAGCTTCGTTGTCTCGAACCAGGCCTGGACCTGTGATGTAGTGATATGTGCCAACGAAGCCACCCCCTCTTACTTGCCGTTACCGCCCTTGCTAGGAGCCGGAGACTCCACAGGGGCGGCTTCCTTCTGGTCGGTCTCCGCCTGAGCGTCGACCTGCGCATCCGTGTTGGCCTGCATGTCAGCGATCTGCGCTTCGAGTTCGGCGATCCGGGTGTCGCGCGGGTCTACGTAGTCCTCTCCTGCAGCTCGCGCTTCGAGGATGTTGGGGTCATCCTCCCCGCCCTGAACGACCACGTTGCCGTGCTCCAGGTAGTAAGCCCACTGGTCTTCGTCGAAGTCCTCAGGGCGAACCGTAGTACCCGAAGGAACGTCCGGACCCAGCTCGGTGTATGCCACATAAGCCATGTCGTCTCCTAACCGACGAAGGCCGGGCTGAGGACGCTGGTGAACAGGAAGCCGCAGATCGACTTGTTGTTCGAGTCCAGGCCGATCAGCTCGAGGTCGTAACGCTGGCGGAACCGGATGATGTCGGAGGCCCGACGCTCTTCCCTCCACCTGTCGACGATGCCGCCGCCGAGCGCGTTGTCCGTACCCATCGGGGTCGTGGGGTTGAGTGCCGTGCCGTCGGGACCAGCAGGAATGCCCTGGCCCGAGAACGCACCTGAACCGAAGCCCAGACTGCCTCCGCCGCCCCCGCCGAAGCCCCAGGTGAACTGGTAGGCGAAGGCAGGCACCTTGAGACCCGGACGCGGAGGCGTGTAGGCCAGCAGGACCTCGATGTTCCAGAGGTACTGCAGCGCCAGGACCTGGCCGGGGTTGTTGGTTGCGATGCCGAAGCCGGGGACCACCACGTTGTTCAGGCTGAGCAGCGACGCCACCAGATCCGGAGTCAGCACGGCACGTTCGACGTACTGGATCCGGTTGATGAGGTCCTGGCAGTCCTCGAGTGCCGACATGACCTTGTAGGGGATGATCGCCTGGTTGATCGACAGGAAGGACAGCTTGTGGACCTGCCGCCCAGCCGTGCGGATGTCCCGGATCGGCGTGGCGTTGGAGTAGCTGTCCCACTGTGGCCCGTAGCCAGTCGTGGTACCGGGAACGGCCGTCAGCGCCGAGTTGAAACTCGCCGCAGTCGTGACCGTGTTGTAGATCCGGTACTCCTTGCCCAGCGCGATCCGCGAGGCCAGCATCTCGGCGCCGTCGACATCGGGGCTCAGGGGCGAGTCCGCGTTCTGCCGCTCTTCGTCCGTGACCGCGATCTGGAGGGCGTGCTCCTGCGCGTAGTAGCTACCGACGCTGACCGTGAGGCCAGGAACTTCGTTAGCCTCAGTGCCAGGTGCACGAGCGTCATCCAGAGCAGGGTACCACCCCTCACGTCCCTGGAAGATGTAGTACTTGTCCGACTGCTTGTTGACCGGAACCGAAGGGAACAGGACATTGCCGACCAGCCCTTCGTTCGGCCAAGCAACCGAGATCTGAGTGAGGACAATGTCGATGTGGACATTGCCAGATCCAGTTGGTGCGTAGACTGCCACCTAGCTCCTCCTCCCTAAATCCTTGTACCCGGGTCGGCCAGCGCGATGTCGAACAGGTCGCCAGCCGCAGCGTTCGCACCGAACGTCGGAAGTGGACTGCCAGGAAGCGACAGAGCGACACCGACGAGCGCGAAGCCCTGGAAGGTCGTAACGCTCGTCACGAACTTGACCGAGCCAGCGACCGTGCTTGACGGAACGACGTAGCCGCCGATAACGGGCGTACCCGTACCGTCCCAGATGACCTTGGTGTCGCCCTCGATGGCGACGTTGATGAACGCCTTGCCCGTGTTGGTCTTGGCTGCGTCGAGTGCCTCCTGGCAGACACCGACGATCCCGGTGCTACCGGCACCAGCAGTACCCGCGGAAGTCGGCGTGATCTGAACCGCTGCGGGAACCAACCCGACGGCTGCGACCTGCGACACGACCATGAACGGGACGTACGCGACGCTGCCGCCCGTAGCGAGGAAGGCCTTGGAGATGACATGATCCATACCCGGCATCGGTTACTCCTCCTTCCCTGCGTAGCTGTCCTGGCGGTAGCTGTCGTACAGGTCGGGGTTCTGCCGCACGATGCCACGGACCGCGTCGGTGTACGAAAGCTGCCTGCCGGTCGTCTTGAAGTGCGCTGCTTGAGCCGCAACGACCATCTCGCCGAGTTGCTGAGTGGCGTTCTTCTCGGTCTGCGAGCCCATCCTGCCACGCTCACCAAGCTCGACAAAGCCGACCTTGGTAAGCTGCTCGAGCGACCCGACAAACGCTTCGGACATCTTGGCCGGATCGTCAGCAACGGTACCTTCCGCGATGGCGTCGATCACTGCAGGAGGGAGGACGTACTTCCGGCCTTCCTGCGTAGCGGTCAGACCGGCGAGCCGCGCCCTGGTCTCAGAGAGCTGTCGTGCGCGATCTGCGGTTGCCGCCGCAGCCTCGGCCTTGGTGACACGCTCACTGAGTTCCTTGAACACAGGGTGCTCGGAGAGGAGCTTCGTAAGCGCGTCTTCGGTGACACCCGAAGGGGGTGTCAGTGGTGCCGGAATCGGAGGAGTCGGTGCTGGCGGCGCAGGTGATTCGGAAAGCTTCTTGATAGCGGCGACAACTTCGTCGTCAGAAGCTCCCTCACCCAGCTTGAGCATCGCCCTCAGGGCCTTGGGGTCCAACGTGCCTCCCGTCAACTGAGTGGTAGTGGTGATTTCAGACAGGTTGACGGGAAGCAGATCCTTCAGGAAAGGCCTGTTGGTTAGCGCTCCGCCAAACAGTACGTCTTCATACTTCGTGCCAGACGGGTCAGTCCACTCGTCATCAAACTCAGGACTGAAGTAGCGGTACTCACCCGCCTTGATCGACTCGGCAGCCGGCTTGGTCCAGTCGACGTTGAGGTAAAGACCATCCGGTCGTACTTCCGCGTCGCGAACCCATCCCGCTGCCTTGCCGTCCTGTGCCTTGTGGTCGTAGTCGATGTCGGGGTCGATACCTCGCACGCGGTTCTTGACGCTCGCCGCGAAGCGCTGGATCCGCTCAGGCGTGAAGTCCATCTTGCCGTAGACCGGATGCTCGTACGTCCCTACGGGCAGGGCTTGGATCCAAGAGGTTCCACCTGCCTCGAAGAGCTTCTGACTGACATCGACCCAGTAGCCGTAGCGACTCACTTACCGCCGCCTCTCCTGGTCGCCTTCTTCGTAGCTGCCGTCTTCTTACCAGCAGCAGTCTTCTTGGCCACGGGAACCTTCTTGAGGTTCGGGTTAGCTGCCTTCGCTGCAGGAGAAGCGTTCCGTGTAGCCGCCGCGACTATAGCCGCACCAGCTCTCGGAGACACACCTGCAGACTTGGCAGCGGAAGCCGCAGCCGCCTGGAACCCCATACCCTTCTTGGCTGGTGCCTTCCTCTTAGGCGGCACTCGCTTCCCTCCTCCCATGACGGTGTCCACGTGTACGTTCCCAGAACCGCTGGGGCTGTATACGGACATCTGGTCTCCCGGTTCTAAGACGATTATATAGTATGTCCTCATAGGTAAGCTACCCGAAGTGTTACAACCCCCTATAGCTAGTCTAGATCGCTTGCACCTTCATAACAACCGGTGCACCTGTCGCTGCTGTAGGCGTCGTACTTGTCACTCCTGCAGCCTTGATCGTTATCGTTCCTGCAGCTGCAGCACCTAGCAGGTCGAACTGATAGGTGTTGCCTGGCGTTAGACCTGTAACCACGAACTCTAGTGGCGCGTCTAGCTGCACGTTCAACGAGGACACTTCCATCGTGATAACGTTCCCTACGACGGGCGAGACAGTGCCATGCGCAGCTAGAGCATAAGAGTAGTTCTGTGTCGATGGTGGTGCTGACAAGAACGATGCAGTTACCAGCACCTTACCAGACGTAGGAGCGACAAACGTGTTGGTGGTGATGTTCGTACTGTCAAAAGCAGCCAGGGTAGTGGATGTGACTCCGGGACTTGCCGGAGAGACTGGAGCGTACACGTGCGGAGCACATATAAACTGACCAGAGACCACAGGTAGGTCGGTAGCAGCCAATACATCCCACGCACTCGCCTCAGTCGACCCTGTCGCGAAAGGCAACTTCCGCGCTGCAGGTGTACCCGACGGCTGGAGCATATACGCCTGGTAAGTAGCAGCGTTCTGAACGGGAGTCAGAGTTGACAGGTTCTGTATAGAACCGCCAGCGGTCAGAAGTGAAAATGTCCACGTCGTTATGCCTGCAGCGCCGACACTGAACAGGTTGATAGTGTAAGCCCAACCCGAAGGGGACAAGCCACTATCTGTCGGAACCAGACTTACGCTAGGTACCGAACCGTCCTCGTTGAAATTAACTTGTACGTGCGCAGGTGCTGCGAGGATTTGTCCAGTAAGAATGGACGTCGGGAAGATCTCCGCCCAGCCCTGCTTGAGCTGCGTCTGCGTGGCATCCTTAACGTCCAAGTTCACCTGGACGTTAGTAATGGGCATTACTGGCCCCTCCTTCCGGAAGTGCCTGAACTATCTCCATTACCCGTAGACGGTGCAGTCGTACCTGGAGGCGACTGGCGCGGAGGGCCTGCTACTGGAGCAGTAGGTGCAGGAGGAATCTGTTGCGGAGCCACTTCGTGACCAGGACCAGGAAGCTCGGAAGGCTGCGGACGCACTTCCTGTGGGTTATCGCCACGACCAGGAACCACAACTCGAGCAGTGTTAGCCTCCGCAGGCGGAAGACCCATCTCGTCACGCAAGTGGTCCTCTAGAGCCTGGTCAGGAATGATAACTCCTGCGCCAACGTAGTTCCTGATAGTGAAGCTGGCAGTACGCCAATCCTCCTGCTCGCCGATCCTCTTGACGACAAGCTTGGGATAACGTACACCTGCCCAGTTCATGTCGACGAGTTGCGGGATCAGATACGAGTTGATTGAATCCGTAACGATGTCCGCAGTAAACCTGGTCGCCTTGAGAAACAGCGTCTGGTCCTGCTCGTCGGTCTTCTGGTGCGTATTCAGGAACTGGCCGAGGATCTGCTTCTCGATCTGCTCATCGTGGTGGTTGATCGACGCGATGCAGTCGACAGGGTGACCCTTCAGTTCAGCGAAGGTGAGTGTCCAGTTAGGGGGTAGTACGACGTGAGCCCTGTCGTTGGTTCGTAGATTGCGGCCCAGAGTGTCAGCAAGAGATAGATCCTGCGGCGAGTATCCAGCCGGCAGCTGGATGACAGGAACACCGATTCCATGACGCTCCTTCTGGATCGCGTCTATCTTGTAGAGGTTGTCTTTGTAGTACCAGTGCTTGTAGGCGGATCGGAGGAGGCTGATCCCCTCAATGTTTCCAGCCTCCTTATCAAAGCTGAAGACCACCAGCTTGTTGATCGGTATGTTGATCCACTGCTGGAATCCCTGAAATACGCCACCCTGCAGGCCGGGTACGTACACTGGAGGGGCCCACAGATCGACTGACAAGGGACCACCCTCGTAGTCGAAGAACCACTCCTTGACGTCCATCGGATGCCTAGGCGCCAGCTTCTGCCAGACAATCTTACCTCGCGCGTCGGGATCGTTGGTAATCTGCTCGCCCCTCGCGAACACCTTCTCGAACATGTAGTAACCAAAGTCCAACATCAGCAGCGCTTCGGTCAAGGTCTGCGGCCACGAACTGGTAGTCCAGGACGTCAGGTTCTGCCAGATAAAGTTGGCGATCGTCTGATCCTTAGAGGATTGACTGGCAGGCTTCATCGACCACTGACCTGCCAGAACAGGCGTCTTGGCAAGTCGCATAGTCCCACGGACCGTACCGTCCGACTTGCGCATCTGGTCGTACTTCTGCAAGCCCTTTATGCCGTATAGGTCCTTGTTGTACTCGCGCCGAATCCACGAAGTGAATGGCGACGGAGTTGCACTTCCCAGTTCATTACCGAGGACGGCGACTGGTGCTCCGATACCCACACCGACGCCCTGGGCGAGGTCAACACGCGGGTGGATACGCATCGTTCCTGACTGGGCACCAAACCCAATGCGCTCATCAGGTGGCGGAGGGAACTGGAGACCGCTTCCAGCAGGGCCGATTGTAGTGCCGGGTGAAGTCTGTGAAGTCGCAAATCCTGGGAGTACAGGACGAGTGCTACCAGGAACAGGCTGACTTGTGATCGCTCGTCGACCTCTACGCTCGAGGCCCGCCTGCTGCCTGATGGTCGCGAGTTGCTGTGTTGCATGAGGATCTCCCCTTTGCGCGAGCTGGTAGAGTGCAACCTCTTCCTGGTTCCGGAAGGTCTGTCGTGGAGTAGTCTCCATACCAGGAAGAGGTACATCCGACGTCCCGCTAGGCGGCGCCATCACAATGAAGGCGTCTTCGCCCTGGTGTGCAATAACTGGCTCGTAGCCCCCATCAATCAAGTCCTGCAAGTTCACACGGGGCAGGTCACGCATGTCCACTAGAACACCACCTCATTATCCCCGCCCATCTGGAAGAAGCCCCCTGTAGCATCTGCGCCCATGAGGCCTGAGAACGCATGTTGGTTTTCTGCCGCTCGCCGGACCGCTGCCGCCTTCGGCGTCAACTCCACAGGGGCTGCTGCAGCCATATCCGGCGTCAGGTGAGATCCAGCGGCGCCCATCTTGAAGAGACAAAGGAGAGCATAACGCATAGCGTCAATCGTGTGGTCTTCGACCCTGTTGCCGAATTCAGGTACGTTGCGGCCCTTAACAGGTTCAGTCGAGCGGTAGTTGTTCAGCTCACGAATGTGGTCCTTACAATCCCAGGCGACCCAGTACCTGGGCTCCTCGATAGGAGCTCCCCATTTGTCTTCCGCAACTTGGCGCGGACGCATGAAGCTCGCCATCAAGTCGATACCGTCGCGCCAAGTGTAGTCGGACTTCAACTCGGGCGGTGCCCAACACTGGACGTACAGACCACGCTTACCGAGTTCCTTCGTGACCATCTCGGCCGCTTCAGGGTCAGCTGGGTCTCCGAACGCCAGGTTAATGTGGTAGTTCGGAGGTTGAGGCCGACTCATCATCAGGTTAATGTGGTCCGGAATGGTCTTGTACTTCTTGTAGTGCACCCGCCACACGTACACTTCGTCTCTTGGCGAGACTTGGAACTCGACAGCCGCAAGGGGGTTCGTGTAGCCCCAGTCAAAGGCAATGTAGTTGGGCCAGCCAGGTATGAACTTGTAGTCCCCGGCCAGTACATGCCGCGTCTCGTCCCACTCCGGGAATATCTTACCGACGAAGCTGGCGAAGTCAGCCCCAATTTCCTGCTGGAACCATTCTGGTTCCGACGTCTCTTCGAGGAGGAGAATTTCCTCGTCTTGGCGTCCGCCCGGGTAAACAACTGGGTTGTCCCACGACGGGAATCTCCAGCTCTCGTATATCCCCTTGAACCGCTCTCTCCTGCCGAGCTGCCAGAGGTCGTGGAGCCAGTTGAAACCCTCAGGTGTGGTGGGGAAGTCCGCGCCACCTCTCCGGTCTGCAAGCGCCGGTCGTATATACCGTTCCCACGTCTCCCGCTTGTGCTTGGCCGCCTCGGACATAATGACGTGGTCTAGCGCTTCTCCGACAAGGTACTCGGGGTGCTCAGCGCTGCGGCATTCGACTCTGGTACCCCAGGGGAACTGAATGAACATGTCCCCAGACCGTTTGGAGTACGCTCGCTTGACACGCTTGTCTCGGCCCAGCTTCTCCTTGACAATGAGGTCGTTCCAAATGACCCGGAACTCCTTCTCCGCCAAGTCATAAGTGGGCCCGACAATCCACACCATCTTGTTCGACTTGAGAAGATGCTTCGGGCTAACGTCCCTGGCAGCCATTGTGCTCTTGCCGAACCGACGCCCGCACGTAGGCACCCGGAATCTTGCCGTCGAGTTGTGGTACAGGAGTTGCTTGGGGTGCGGCTCGTAACCCACCTTCTGCCAGAACGCCCTGGTCAGGTCATCCATTCGGACTCCTCTGGTACCAGGGCGTATACCACGAAGGCCTGTACCCGAGGAAGCTCATGAATTGGAGACAGTCATCCAAGATGGAGAGAGTCCACAGGGCGAGACGGTTGCGGCCGCGCTTCAAGACCTGCCGCCGCTGTTGGTGTTGGCGATCTTCTCGATGCCGCGCAGGAACTCGTTGAGCGCGTCCTCCTGGTCGTCCTTTCCCACCGGGCCAAGAACGCGATCTACTATGTACTGGGACGCACGAAGACGCACACCATCGTTGGACGCATTCGTTGCCAGGTCGACAATCTGTGCAGCAGCGAACGGCGCGTTGGTGTCGAAGATCCTCTTCGTCTTCTGCGCCGGCCCCTCGTTGCCGAACAGGTCGGCTTCGAAGTCTGCCATGTGGTCACGATTGCTCATGTCTTCTATTATATAGCCACTCCACTCGGACACACAACACCAAGGGTGTCTATGTGTTACTTTGAAAGTTTTGCACAAGGCCAGCTTACCGCACGGGTCTTGTAAAATCGGGAGTTACAGATTAAAATATAGTTATAAGAAAAAAGCAAAAAACCGAAAAAAATCGAAACTTGCATCTTGATAACTAAATAGCGATTCAGCTCCGGAGTGACATGTCAATTTCAGTACTTTCCGGTACGAAACAAAACAAGGAGCAACAATGTCCACTCTCGCACCAATCACTCCGTTCTACGCTGCCAAGGTCGCCAACATCCGTCTCGCCTCTGAGGGCGTGGACAAGGTTGTCACTCCGCAGATGCTGTACACGTACCACAAGAAGGGTACGATCGCGTCAGCGTCCGTCGAGGGTAGCGACAAGAAGTACTTCGACGGCGACGCGTTCAAGACCTGGCTGGACTCGTACGTCAGCGGCGGAGCGACGTCGACTCGTACGAACGTCGAAGCGCTCGCCCTGCAGTACATGTAACAACACGTAGTATCCGGAGCTGAATCGCTATTTAGTTACCAAGGTGTAGGTCTAGGAACAAGGAGGACAAGTGCTACGTAAGTACGGCGGTACGATACTAGGCACCACGTGTCTCGTATTCACGTTCGGGATGGGGTTCGGCCTCGGATGGCACGACCACACGCCACCTAAGCCGGCACCGATCTGCATCGTCGTCCACGCGAATGGTGCACCGGCACCTTCGTCGTGTGACAACCCCAACGCCTACCAAGTCAACAACTAGGCCCTAGGAGGGCAACATGAGGAAGTTCGGCATCGCAATCGCCACGTGCGCCGTGGCAGCCGGCATCGGGTTCGGAGTCTCCGGCCAGGCGGACGCGGGTACGACCCTACTGCAGACGGTGACCAAGTCGGAACACATCGTGTCGGCGAGGTGCTTCACCTACGCCCAGACCACGATTACGTACTACCACTGGTCCAGCAAGACCGGGTGGACCAAGTACGCGGCCCCGAAGAAGACCGTGACGACTGGCGAGACCTGCCACTAGGGTATCAGGTTGGCTGAGGGGCCTGAGCTGCCACTCGGGTCCCTCGACCGACTTGCTTTCCTAGCTGGTGACGAGGTATAATTGAATTAGGCCCAAAGAAGGGAATGCGATGACGGCCCACAAGAGACGGTCAGGGGACCTGATAGTCTCCTACGACTGCAAGCAGGGTCGGCACGAGGACGAGTGCCAACGGTGGCTACGGGATGAGGGCATCGAGGACCCGATTCATTGCCACTGCAAGTGCCACCCAGATGACGGTTGCGTTCCTACGATACGTCGGAAGACGCGGCGCAACCCTGTGTGTACGACCTGTTACCTCACACACCCTGAAGGAGCCTGTGATGGGACCTAAAGACCTGAACGTGATGACCGAGGACTGGAACGCAATGCCCGGCTGGATGAAGGCGATGATGGTGGAACTCGTCTTCGTGGGCTCGTACGTCCAGGTGAAGTACCCCGAGGTGTACGCCGAGGCGAAGGAGGCCTACGATGCTACACGCTGACTGGCTAACCTACATCCGGGACATGGAACGTGAGATCGCGTCACGTCCCTCCGATGCCCCAAAGCGTGCACGTGCGATTACGCCGATGACCTCGCCGGCCCAACGAAGGGCCCTTGGTCAGACCCGAAACGCCGTGAGGGCGATCTACCAGGAGCCGAACGAGTGGAACGGCGCGCTAATTCGTCCACAGGGGCGTTCTGTTCCCTTCACGACCGACATTGGCGGGAACTGCGAAAAAGACATTCCTCACGGTAAGGACACTCGTAGTCGAAGGTAGCGACTGTAGCATACAGTGGCTACGATTATAGGTAACTTGCGCGTGAGTCTCTACACAAATGTTCTTTTGGGAACATCCTAACACACAAGTTCTTTCAACGTTACAATTATATAACAACCCTAAAATACACTAATAGCAACATACGTGGACGTGAACGTGCACGTCATGTACCGGCCCAGCGGTTAACCTTTGCTTTTACAGGAACCCAGCGTAGAAAATAGCGATGCACCGTTGTATACAGTATTGCGACCCGTAAGCCTTTTTGGGTATATACCTATAACGACCACTGCGATATCCGCAGACACCGTAGCATAACACTTCGTAAGCTTGGACGTTTTATATACCGGATGCGACCTTAATGCAACAGTGTAGCATCCAAACGCAACAGTTGATTTTGAGGCAGAGTAACACTTGGGGTACATATACAGCGCGGAACTGCTATATAATTAATTCGACAGCAACAGTTGCTTCAGAGAGGACCATTCATGGCACGATTCATAGACCCGTCGGAACAAACCTATCAGGGACGCGGGCGACCCGCTTCGTACCCCTGGGATGAGTGGCTCGTCGACGGTAAGACGGTCAGGATCGTTCGCGGCGAGGACTTCGAGTGCCAGGTATCGCAGATGCGGCCTCAAGCGTACGCGGCGGCAAAGAGGCGCAAGGGTGCCGTAACAGCCTACGCTGTTCAGGAGGATGACGGTCGCGAAGCGCTGGATATCACGTTCCACGTTGGCGCGATCCAGCTCAGTCACGGTCGTGTCGTGGAGGTCGAAGACGGACCTAATGACCTGGACGACAACAAGATTGTCACCGGTCAGTGGGGTCCGCCGACTCTCGAGACGGACCTGTTCCCGCAAGGTATTAGGCCGCGTCGTGAGGATTAACTGGCGTAACGACGTCACGAAGAACGACGCGGTCCGCCTCATCAACTGCACCTCCTGTGGATCTGATGCAGGCAAGGTGTGCTACACGAGGTCAGGTGAGGTAGCAGCGAACATCCATGCACCGCGGTTTGACGCGGCATGCGAGGCCAAAAGTGGGACTTGAAAAAGCCCAAATGGCCCCACTAGAATAAAAATAGCAGGAAAACAAGGAGGTGTAAGGTGTCGACAGACACGTTTGAACCGAACACAGCGCTCAAGCCGATGAAGGGAGCGCACCTCGTCCTGAACGAGAGCATCCTCAGCTGGTTGCAGGGGCGACTCGACGAGGCGCACGAGATACTCGGTTACGGGTGCATGGACGACAAGGTCGAGGAGGACGTCAAGAGCCTGCTCGACGAACTCACACAGGTCGACGGCTGGCACGAGCTGAAGGACAGGTTCGGTCGCAAGGTCTTCGCCGCACGGGCGTACCCGATATCGGGACAGCAGGAACAACGTGGAGAACTTCGAGTCGGGGTCGTCCTCACTCGCGGCGAGCTCATGCTCGACATACGCCCTTGGGGGGTGTACTGATGGCTACCGAATGTGCAGACTTCCACTGCCA